CTCTGTTTGGGGGTGTCACGGTGCAACACACAACACGTTCCCGTGCCATGTCTTCACAATGTCTTGTTCCCAGGTCATCAATTGTTTCTTGTTTTCTCTTGTTTCGCTTGCTTCTCGAAGGCGGGCCCCCGCCACTGCCGTCGCCCGTCAGAGGGCGATGTGTCGCAGCGATGTGGCGAGGCTAGGTGCGAAGACGTTGCCGATCGCCTTCATTGTCCTCATCATTACCGGATTTGACAGTGTCTCCCAGGAAGGTCGGTTGGCATCGAGCCAAGCCAGTGCCCGCATCCAGGTGTTACCGTCTCCCACCGCTCGGGGTACCTGCCGCACGAGCCCGAAAGCTACGCGTGGCACCCATTCAACGTTGTACACAATCTCGAAGTTGAGTTCAGCGTTCGTGATGGAAGGAGGGAGTCCTTTCCACACGTAACCAAAACAGGCCGGTCGTCCTCCAACTGCGAGTGTTGTTGGCGTGAACGAGTTCGACATGCTGACTGCTGGGGCGCCCTGGTCGAAGAGGGTTGCCTCGACGGGGCTGAAAGCAGAACTGGTTTGGTTGGGTCGGTACCGATGTTCGATGGTGCCCAGACCGATGCGTTCGACGTGTGGTGCACGCGCGATCATCATGTCCGGGCTGTGTCCGTCAGGGACGAGTAGTGTGTCGATGTCAATATCGCTAATCGGGGCTACCAGGCCGCCACTCAGGCTGGTGGGGCCATAGTATGTCATCTTTATGCAGGCCGATAGCACTCGGTAGTGCCCAGCGTTGGCCTTGAGAAAGTCGACGCCCGGTGAGTCGACAACTCCCGCCGTCCCCATAGTGCCGGTAATTGGGCCGGAACCATAAGGTTCAGAGGTTTGGTTGTTGACTGTGGTCGTACTTGACGATCGTCCATAGACGAGTATTCCGTTCAGCGGAGGGTAAGGAGCACCTGTGTTCTCACTGAGGTAGTTGGGATAACACAACACGTAACCACAGGTTGAGGAGGCATCTCCAGGCCCAGGAATGACAGTTTTGAATCGACTGAGGTACCCGGTTTCGGTACCATAGAAGCCATTGGGAATGGCGGTGCCGCATGGGTCGGCAAGATTACGTGCGATTGCCGCGATGCGTGGATCTTGCTTTGTAACCGCTGTAGCGGGCCGCTTGTTCGGGGTCTTCTTCCGAGAAGTTCGAATTTGCGTCGGTTTCGTCCGACTGTTGGGTTGCCTTCTTGCAACCATTGATCGATGTTTTAACGAAGTAATTATCTTCGTCCGGGATTCTTGTTCCAACCCTCCTCCCACCCCTGGCAGGTAAAGGTTGTGGGCTGCCCGTGACGTGAGTTGACACCTCACTATGAACGCTTGGCGATCGCCAATGCCTCGGCAGATTTCCGCGCGTTCGTTCGCTTCTTGTCCTCCTGTGCTACGCTCCTGTCAGGGACAGGTAGCACTGATGGGTCGAGTTCGTCTTTTCCATCGCGCCTTATATACAGGCCCGCGATTTCCTCGTTTGTTTTGGCCTTATCCAAGTTCGCCATCAGCGACTTGACCTCGGCTTGTCCCATCAGGTCGGCAACAAGAGTAGTTGCGATCTTGACGTCCACAGCATTGAGCCGTGGGTAGGCGCCCTCTTTTGCGCGTCGCTTCTCGTCCGTAGAGATAAGCGTTTGCTGAACCTCTCCCTGGTACTTGGAGCATCGGATCAGCGCGCGGGCGTAGTTTGCAACGACCGGTGTATTCGGGTCGCTCACAAGGTAACCTTCAGCCTTGTTGAGTGTACCCTGGATCGGGTCGGAGCAAGTTGTGACGGGTAATTTGCAGATCGCCCGGGTGGGATCTGCTATCGACGCTTTTGTGGCCAATGGCTGTAGGAACCATCGAGAAAGGAACGGCACCGGTTCACCCGCCTCGTGGGACGTCACCTTGATGATGAGTCCGGTTCGAGAGGCCGCGGGGACCAGCTGTGAGGCATGTGAAGACAGGCCGTCATCGCCGTACTTCGGGCCGATCAAAGCCCAGGCGTCATCCGCGGAATACCCGGCCATGCGCAGGCCCAGGTAATCTGTGAACGCGTTCACCCACGTGTTGAGTAGGGTGGTCAAAGTCGAACCCGAAAGGTTGATTGTGCCGCTCAGGCGCTTGTCCTTCGGTGTGTTCGGGTCGACCGGCAACGTTAATAGAATGTTAAGGTGTTTCTTGATCAAGTCGGTGATCTTGTCCTTGTGCGAGATGTGGAACCGTTCAGAGACGAATTGTCCAAACCCTTCGTGGTGTGCCTCATTGAGAGTGGCGTCCATCTTAGAGTAGTCCGATGCGTCTATGGTGTCGTTCAACAGTGTCGCGTAGTCCATTACCGTTGCCCCTATCTCGTGTGGGGTCTTGCCAGGGCACCACCAGTCGAGCTTGTTGGTCTTTCGCGAAATACTAGTCAGTTTATTCTTCAAAACGATCGAGTAAATTGCGGTTTCAATGAGTAGATGTTCATTGACCGGAAAGACTTCCCGTGCTGGTGCGCCCTTTTGGGCGGCTCCTTCAATCGGTTCTCCCTTCTGGATAACCTTCAGTTTC